TAAATAATATAACTAAGTAGACATATTTTTTGTCCCATTTTAAATTTCAAGGGTGTAATTAATTCTATATAATTATCTACTAGTATTTTTTATTCTTGTTGCCCAAAATGGATATTTTAAACTTTCTGTCTGACCAAAACCTCCATAAACTCGATTTAAACCACTAAAAAATGTTTCTTCGCCCAGTAAAATAGAACCATGTATTTTTCGAATAATACTAAAAACACTTTGATCGTGTCTATTTGCAATATAACCGGGATTTTTTATTCCTGTATTATCTAAAAACAACGAAGAATTCTTATGTGTAGTTTCATACCATTCATTTATTAATTTAACTGAGTGTTCGTTTTTTTTAATAATAATACAAGTCGCTATAATCTGACCACTATTATAATGTTCACTTGTTTCGTCCAATTTAAAATGATCAAAAATTTCGTTTTTTGTATATATATGTTCTTTATAACCGGTTTGAAATGAAATGATCCCCAAATTGCTATTATCTAACATGTCAATATACTCATCAAATCTCTTTTTTGCCCTAGTATTTAAACTACAGCCTGCGTCAAGATAAATAAGATATTCTCCGTCCTTAATTTGTTCTAATTTTTTGTTAATAATATATGATTTCCATATCCAATATCCTCCTCCTTTTGATTGTTTTAATATATCTGCGAATTTTGTTTTGAAATCTTCATCCAGATCATTGGGACCAAAACCTTCACATGTATCAAACCAGTTACTATTTTTACATGATTTTACTAAAACATCAAGATGTTTTTGAAAAATATTATTAGCATAAGATATAAAATGTTTTTTCATTATAATATTAATAAATATTATTACTATTATTTATTAATATTTATTAATATTAATATTAATAAATAGTAGTAATAATATATATAAATGAAGTGTAATGGTATTGTTAATATAAAATATCATGGACGGTATGGAAATAAACTATTTATATATTTTATGGCTAGATTATATGCAGAAAAACATAATTTAAACTTACACGGTACTATTGATAATAGTTTTTTTAAAATAAACAAACCTGAAAATTTTGGTGACTGTTTAAATAAGAATCTAAAAACCTATACATTAAAAGATTCTCATGTAAAAGATAACGAATTACCATATTATGGAGAAGGTATATATACATTTGATGGATTTTTTCAAAACGAAGATATATTCTATGAAAATAAAGAAAAAATATTAAGTTATATAAATTTAAAATGTGACAAAAAGGATAATTTTACAATTCATGTTAGATTAGATGATTATTATTATAATCCCAATAAACGCCACTTAATAATAAGTATAGACTATTATATTTATTGTATAAAAAAATATGCTAGTAATTATGAAAATATATATATTATTTGCGATAAATTAAGATCTAATTGGGAAAGAAACTATATGTCAGATTTAACAAATAAAATAAAATTATTAAATAAAATACCAATTTATAAAGAAGATTCAATTAGTAATGACATTACTAATATTCTACAATCAAATTATATAGTAACCTCAAATTCTACATTTTGTTTCTGGGCCGTATTTTTTTCCAATGCTGAAAAAATATTAGCATTTCCGTATGTAGGAATAGATGTTTTACCTAATGAAATAATAAAAAAATGGGCAAATAATCCAAAAATATTTAAATATAATAATGATAAAAATATTATAACTACTATTGAATATAGTAATCAGATTATTGATTATTTTGAAAAGATGTATTAAATATTCCATTTTAAAGTTTCAAATGGGAACAAATAAAAAATTAATAATAATACAATTTATTATTAATTTTTATAGATTTTTATAGATTTTTATAGATTTTTATTTATTTAAATGGGATTTTTTAATATTTTAAATGGCTGCCTCTGTCTCCTGAAGTTGTTCCTGAATTTGTTCCTGAATTTGGACTTCTTCAACTTTGCGGTGCTTCAAATTCAAACAATACATCAATAGTCGTTCAGGTAAGTCATTCACATATTGAATAATGTTTGCTTTTTGCATCGATTGCTTCCTAGGTGCAAGCTCTTTAATATAAACGTCACGATGCACGTTATACATATGAGTCTTATATTCATTACTGAAGGTGTATAATGGTGCTTGCTTCTTAATATAACAAGAAACGTAATTATTATAAAGATTTGCGGTGAATGTATGAAGTTTTTGCTGATAACCATACATTTTACTAGAATATTCTGGATAATATTGCAAGAATTCTTGCAATTTACCATTTTTTCTTAGTTCCAAATAATGGTATTCCAGCTTGGGTTGATTACCTCGTAGATTTCGAATGTATTCAAATTGAGTGTTTCTAATCTTGGTTCGTTCTCCCGTTACCGTGTTCTTAACAATAACTCCCATTATATTAGGTGGGACGTTATTTGTAAAATATGCACATAATCCATTATACCCAAGTCTGGAAGCATTTTCATGATCATAAATCTCGGTAGAACCGGGTGCCTGTGTTGTATATGGAGTGTGCATATATCCTTCTTGAGGAAGGGATTTCATATAACAACATGCCATCTTAATAGGAATAGTAAAGTTACTATTTATCGAGGACAAATGGCTATATAGATTCGCCTTGTCATGTTCAAATACATTCCATCCTCCTTCTTCATCTTTTTCGATTTCATATAGAGAAATTAGATATAATTGTTGTGATTGAATTACAGTTACAATTCTGTTATCTGGGTGTTGAAATACAAAATTATAACAAAGCTTCTTATCCATATAATGGAAATCGATACCAGAGCTTTCACATATATCATTAAACATTTTTGAAAAGGTGATTGGGTTCCCATCACTTTTAAAGAAATGATTATTTGCACCTACAAAACTTTTTGTAGCAATTTCCCATTTGGTAGTTGCTGGATTATAAAACAAAGAGATCATAGTCCCTTCAATAAATTCTTCTACGATAACAGATGGGTCTAGAAAATTATATTTATTAGCAAAGGAATCGTAATCTGTACTTTTAGGCGGAGTGAAGGAAATTAGCTCATTATTTTCATTAAATATAATTGATCTTGCATGTCCGAGGGGAAACTCTCCCGTGAATTTGTTGAAGGAAATGATAGGTCCTCTCTTATCATCATCTAACATATCCCTTTTATAAGAAACAATATTGTATTCGTGGATTATATCTTCGCTGGTATCATCCTTTTTTTTGTAATTTTTTATTTTAAATTCCTGCTGTGGTTGAATACCATCAAACTCAGGAATAAAATAGGTAGCTGTACGTGGTCGTGCCATGAATTCTGTCATTTTGTTATATTAATTATAACCAATAGTTTTAAATCAATTTTTTTGGAATAAATAATAAATATTAAAATTAAATAATATATTATATTATACTAATGTCGGTTAATACAAAATTAAAATTAGGTGATATAATAAAAATAGAGGCACCCGGTAATACAGACTTGAATGAACAAATATTTTTAATTGATTATATTGATAAAAATGTGATTAATCTAGTATCTTCTGATATTGAATATACATTAAAAATGGATAATAATATACTTACTGACAAGTCAATTGAGAAAATTATATTACTAATTCGAAATGATAAAGAAGGATTTATAAAACAGCATAATTTAGATATTAATAAATGGGTTGATTTGAATTTTGGTGGCGATCTTCCTGAAACATTTACTGGTAAAATTACAAATATAGAGAATGATATGATTGAAGTTACACGGTATCCACAAACCGAACAAATAATTTATATAGATTTTGGATATTCTGGTATACCAAGAGAATTGCAGATAAAAAAACCATTTATTGAAATACGTGAATCGCCCAAAAAAATAAGTGATATTAATTTACCCGATGAAGATATAGATGAAGCTGATATAGTGGATGAATATATAAATAGCGAAGAAGATGTAGTAATCGGTGATGCACTAACAAATTTAAATGATTTTATTTTAGGTGAAGAATTAGAAGATTTACTACAATATAAAAAGGTTTCAACAAAAGAAAAAAGATTTGGATTAGATATACAAGAACAAGATATAGTTGATTCGATGTTATCAAAATTAGATGATAAAGACAAAACCGATAAAAACTTAAATGATATACATAAACTTGTAGATTCATTTAAAAGATTAAGAAGGGAGTATTCGAATTATGATATAAACGGTAATGTTACTTCTATTTCAAAGAAAGGGGCAAAATATAAACCTTTAGTTGCATCTTTATCGAAACTAAATAAAAATTTCAATTATTTATTCCCTGTTATCAAGGTTGGTAGAAATGTATGTGATATAGAAAAAGGGTTAGATGACAGATTTGATTTAAATAATGAGAAAATAACAGATGTTGTATCAGACTATAAAGGTATATTTGATACTTTTATGAATAATGATAGTACCATTAACGAAACAAACTATAATAAATTCGTATATAGTATAAATAAATCAATCAACCCATACTATAAATTAGATGATTCAGATGATACTTTTTGTAAAGAAAGCGAAGATAATATAGAATGTATTATAAATAATTATAATGGTTTTTTGTCATCAGCTTTTAATAATAACACCATAGATGATAATAAATTTACAATTTCTAGATTTAATAAAAAAGTGAATAAAAGAAAAATTGAAGAGGATGCATTCAAAGATGATCAGCGAATATTAAGAAGTAAACTAGTTGATGGAGATACGCTTTGTGTAAATTCGTTTTTAATGTTACCTAAGCAAATAATCCAACAGTCAACCGAGTTAAACTTAATAAACATATTAGAAAAGGTAAAAAGACATGAAGTATTTTTTAATAATTATATAAAAATTTTTAATAAAAATACCCAAATTATAGAACATAATATACCCAAATTAGGCGACCAAATACAATATGATTTTGATAGTATAAACTATTTTTCTTTGGATGAATCTATTTTGAAAAACCATACATTAAAAGAAGAATTGTATAACGAGTTTTTAAATACAATTATTCCCAGTACAAGTGAATTAATTAAAAAATTTGAGACTGATATGGAAAGATGTTTGTCATTAAATAGTGTAATTAAATATTTAGAGCCATTCTTAATTTACCATAACTGTATAACATTTAAACAATATGAACTAATCATGGAGCTAATAGATAAAAATAGGAAATTGTATGTAAAACGTTTAAAAACGATGCACAATAATTTTTATGAATATAGAAATAAACTAAAAGATGAAGTTAATGAACGATTTGGATACAAAGAAGATAAAAATAAGTATAAACCACACTTCAATCATAAATACATAAATTTAGAGGATAGTAATTATTCAGAAAGCGAAATAATTGTAGATACGATGAATAAAGATTATTCAAATGCATTAGTTACTTCATTAATCGATACTGAACTACTGAATGAAGAAAATAATAATATGTTGATTGATTATTTTAAGAAAAAATATAGTAATAATACTAAAAATAAAGAAGATAAATGTGATCCAACTGTTGTAATTGCCAAAAAATATCGTTCTGTAAAAGAATTAGAAAATGATAACGATATACATTTGTACTTTGATAGTGAGCTGGACGATACACCGTATGAGTTAAACAGTATATATGAAAAGGAGAAATCGACACTGTCGGCAAATGAATATAAACAATTTCTTAAAAAAAAATTGAGTGAAACAAATGGTATAAATGAAGATAATGTTGATTATATAGTTGAGACTCTAGTGAATGTAAAGAAGAAAGTTATCAACGGACAATATGGGATATTACAAAAAATAGAAGATCAAGATATTGAAAATGATGTCGGAATGTATTATGTTTATTATAAACGAGAAGAAGATAATTGGGTATATGATACTGAATTAACCGAAAAAAATAAACTTAAAATGCTACTTAAACCAACATGTGATATAAAATCAGGATGTATTGAAGATGAAGGTATATTGATTAAGGGAAAATTAAATAAGAAAGAGCTTGAATTTCGTATGCGAGAGGACGAAGATTGTATCAGTAAAAATGATTACTTAATGAACATTAAAAAAAAAGCGATTAATAGAATGATGACAGAGTTTGATCATACATATGATTATTCTAGTGAAAAAATGATACAGTTTATTCAAGATAAAAATAAGAAGTATTCAACTGATTTATCTGATAAAATTAAAATAATTAGAAGTAATGGATTAAAATATAATAATTTTTTATACCAACTATCATTAAGTAGTCCTGAACATATTGATATACCAAATAGTCCGGTTCAATCATTATTAAATAAAATATTAAAACAAGATAATATTTATAAAAAGAATAATGAAATATTATTATTCTGTAAAAATTTTACACGTGATGCTATTAATGATGAAAACCAATTTTGGAAGTATTGCAGCGATAGCGGTGTTCAATTATTGCCCATTTTTAGGTATGAACTTGCATTTGAATATATAAAAGATACCAGTTATTATAAAGAAAATTATAAAGTAGCGTTGAATAGAATTCGAAAAGAACATGGAACATTAAGTGACGACGGAGATAAGTGGATTTCAAAAGAAGGGGGGTGGAAAATAATTGATGTAGAAGATTTTGATGGGGAACAATATAATTCATCGGGAGTTAAAGAAACCACAGAAGAAATCGATGTAACTGATAATGATGATGACGACGGCAGAGAATTGTTAAATGAAGTTTCTAATATGTTAGATAATAAAAGGGATATATTTGAGTTTAAGCAATTATATTCAAATGACAATTCCAAAGTAATTTATGAAGTAATAATGATTTTTGTTAAAGAATTGGGTGTATCTTTAAACCAAGAAACAATTAATTTTATACTAAAATATGTAATTAAAGCATTTGATATTTATTTCTATAATGAAACTTTAAATGAGTTACAAAAAAATAAGGTTTTGTTGATACTAACACTATCTGGTATTTTACTAGGAATTCAATTAAAAGTAAGTAATGTAATATCCACTAAGACGGTTAAAACTTGCAAAACATCATTTACCGGGTTTCCGACGTTCCCACATGATGGTATTGCAGGAGTTGAATATATAGCATGTGTTGCATATATACTTAGAACAAAAAAGACATCTTTATTTAAATTATTCAATAAAGTGAAAGAAGAAAACATAAAGGATGCAATAATTACGTATACAAATAATTATTTATTAGTATTGCCTGATATACAATCTCTTATATATGAATTTAAAAATATGCCTAAGGCTGAAATAGATAAGGATGTAAGGCTGGATAAATGGAATAAATTTTTACCTCCGTTAATTCCTTATACTATAAAAACCGAGCAAAATGTATCAAGTGAATTTTTAAATGATATTTTATCTCTTATGAAAAAAGGGTCATATGAATATTTATATAATATGAATGTATTATCGGGAAAAACAATTAAGTTGTCATACAATTTAATATCTTCAATACAAAAAATAATATTAAAAAAGGGATTGTTATTACAAACGAAACGAGGAGAATACTTTATGGAGAATTCTTGCTGTGATAATGATTTTGTAAAAACACCAATCGAATATTTTAACGAAGAAGATCGTTCTATTTTGAATTATCATGATATGATTTTATTTAACTCCGAAATTCTTGATTTAGTCAACAATATACATAAACCAAAACAATTTGTTCTTAACCTATTGAAAAAACCAATAAATTTCACGACTCAGAATGAAACAACTATTAATGAAAATAATATTTATCAAGCAATTATACATTATTGTAAAATCGGAGATGGAAAAAATGTTAAAAGGTATTCCTTAAAAAATGTATGTAAAGATGTTGATATTAAATTTAATAGTCAAGATGTACTTGCTGATAAGATTGAAAAATTGAAAAATGAAGGTTATAATTATACTTTAACCAATTTACTAGAATTGATGCAAATAATTAATTCAGAAAATAAAGTTAATAATTCAATATCGTCACAAGAAATTGCACAAAGTCATATATTAAGATCGTTGTTAGAAGATGATATATTATTTGATAACGAGGAAGTTGATAATAAAATTTATCAAATATTAGATAATTATAATGCACACTTAGACACCTCGAGCGAAGAAGACAATATTAATTTACAAACATATGTTTATGATGAAAATGATAAAATGACAAATAAAATTAACGATTTTTTTCAAAACAATATTACGTATTCAGATAATGATACTCGTCGTTTTAATAAATTTACAAATGATATGATTTCATTTAATAATATAAACGAGAGTGACGTGATGTATGAAGATGATTATTATCATAAAAATATTAATTATATTATCAAACTAGTAAATAATATGTCAGAATTATACCCAACTACAATTATTAATGGGAATGATGTAACTCGGTTTAAATACCCGAAATCTTGGGATCATATGTCAATGACACATAAGGGTAGAGTTAATTCGTTTATTGAAGAAATACCCAATAAATTGAAACCATATTTTGGAAATGAAAATTTAAAAAAATATTTTATAAGATTATTGCCTAGTTTGAAAAAATATTCTAGCATATTAAAAATAATTCCAATATATGATACAATAATTACTAAAAAAAAGTTACTAGAGCCATTACTTAAACAAAAAACAATATTATATATTTTCAAGTATATATATTTGAAAGTAATGGATACATATATTAAGGTATGTAATGAATTTGCAAACGAATTGGAGGCAGAAGAAGTAAACAAATTTAAAAATGACGTCGGGATGTTTTTATTTGTTATCATTAATAAAGAAATTGATAATGTTAAAATCGTTGATGTTAATTATGAATATATAATGAAAAAGGTTAAAAGTCAAATGGAAAAGGAAAAACAAGAAATCACTGATGAGTTATATGCGGCAAATAAGAACAAGCATGTTGCAGAAGTAGAACGGTTCAAAAAAAAATATAAAAATGATGGACGATGGACAATTGGTTCTAAAAAGGAATTAACACAATATGGAAAAGGTGCATATGATGCACAAACAACCGCGATAGATGATATGAATGCATATTTAAATTCTGAGATAAATGAAAATAATGATCTTACTATGTTAGGAGAAGATTATTCTGATGGGGTTGATGTAAATGGAATCATAGAAGATTAAGACTTAATACAATCATATTAAATACATATACTATATATATTTAAGATGGCAAGATTTATTGGGGATAGTGATAAAATGCAACTAGATGATATTGATGACGAAGAATCAGGTCAAAATTTATGTGTAATTTGTAAAGTAGATATGGGGTCTAATAATCCCAGACAATTATGTAGAAAAACGTATTGCGAAAATGAAGAACCCGTTAAATTGTGTGTCAATATGGATTGTGAAAGATATCCACCTGACTGGGACGTCGAACGAGACACTGAGGAGACGTATCAAGAGGATCCGTGGCTAAAATGTAACCAATGTGATGGGTATTATAACAACGATGCAATGGGGGATATTTTATACGTACAAGAAGAGCCAAATAATCAAGAAGCAGAATGTAGTCTTTGTGGAAAAACCAAAGATATAGTTCAAATGAAAGGCAGTGGGCAATATCTATGTGGTAATGCTTGTGATGAAAGCGATGAAGAAGAAGAAGAGGAAGAGGAGGAGGAGGAAGGTAAAAGAAAGTGCGAAACATGTGCTATCAAAATAAATACTGATGATATCATTGAATTGAGTATAGAAGTCAATGGACACAATTTAAAATTGTGTTTATGTGAGAATTGTTTTCAAGATAAGGCGGATACTTTACGAAAAGAAGGGTGGAATGTAGACGATTTCTTTGAGAAAGAGGAAGAGGACAATGATGATGTATGTGATACACCTTTAAAAACTCCAACTATTGTAACACAAGATGATACTGAATATCACGTATATAATCTGGAAAATGCATATAAGAAAACGATATATCAAAATGAGCAATGGACTACAACTCTAAAAAATGGAAAGCCTATACTATATGAAATACAAACAAATTTTTACTGGGGATCTTGTGAAGTTGAATGCACAGAAAAAGATAAAGACGAATTATTAAAAAAGAATGAACTAATATTTAATGATATTCCTGGTTGTTCGATGGATGAATTAACTGGTGGGTGTGATGTAGAGGGAATTTTAGCGAATGAAGATAATTATACTGAAGAAGAAAAAACAGAAATTCATCGTTTATTATATTTTGACGAAGATAATCAAGAGTCGTATGATCCTGATTGTGACGATGATGTAGATGTTTGTATATTAGAAGCGAATGATTGGTCTATGGATGATACGATATATGGTATAGATAGCGGTGGTTGTACTTTAGAATTAATTTCAGATTAAGTAGGATGTGTACGCCGGTTCACGTCAGTTATTTTAAAAAAAATGATTTATTCTACATAAATTAGCCAATTAACAAAAAAAGGTAAGTATGACATTATTTGTTGAACACATGATTATTTTGGGGGTTTTTATAGGGTTAATGACTTATTTATGGTTAAAAATGTATTATCAGGATGAAGATTAGTTTTGTATTTTATATTAATGAATAAAATGTATTATTATTTTTATAATTATTAATTAAATAATTATAAAAAAATCTTGTAAAATATATATTAATATGAATAGAATGTTTGTTAGAAAAAATATTACAT